AATGGCCGCCTACACTAAGGCCGCCGCCAAAACCGGGAAAAAATACTGCTGCCGGATGGAAAATATAAACGGTGTGCAGGTGATTGAAAAGGGCGAGCTGTGCGGCGTTATTCTGGACGGCGAATATAACCTGACGGAGGCCAAATATAAAGTGTCCGCGCAAAATATGGTAAACCGGGTGATTGTGGTTGACGACAGCGGCAATGAGCTGCAAAGGCTGGAGAGCACAGGCGACCAGGGCAAATTTGGCACAATGCAGCGGATATACAAAAAAAGCGGCAACGAGGACGCCGGAGCCGCCGCTAAAGCGCTGTTAAAGGGGTTGGAGCAAAGCGGCTCCGTCAGAGCCACGCCGGCGGATGTGAGGGCGCAAAGCGGCTGGGCGGTTGTTATTAAGGATAAGGTCAGCGGTCTTTCCGGCAAATTTTACATTGAGAGCGACAGCCACACCTGGGAGGACGGCAAAAGCGAAATGCAGCTGACGCTGGCCTTTGCTAATGTGATGGACGAAAAGGAGGCTGAATAAAAAATGGACGACTGGGCGGCGAAACTGGCCGAGGCTATCAGGGCCAACGGCGGCAGGCCAAGCGGCCTAATGCTGGCCGAGGTGGAAAGCCTGGCGCCGTTTAAGCTAAAGGTTGACGGCCAGACGGTGGAAAAGCAGATATTTGCCGGCCAGTTATTCGAGCTGCGGCGCGGCGATTTGGTTGTGGTCTGGCTGGAGGGCGGCAGCTTTTATATTTTAACTAAGGCGGTGAGGATTGTATGAGCGTTTTCCCTTTTATCACGCCGCCGGCGGATAGCCCGGCAGCAGCTAATAGTTTGCCGTTGTTTAAGGAGTATGCTTATGACTTTGCCAACAACTGCCTGCTGCTTAAAGACGGTCAGACTTATCTGGTGGATGGCAACGAGGCTTTGCGCATCTGGATATTTAAGGCTTTGTCCTGCGAACGCTTTAGATATACGGCTTATGACGCGGCCTTTGGCAGCGAGATTGATACGCTGCCGGGGCTGGCCTTAAATCAGGCCGTTTTGCAGGCGGAAATAAAGCGGTTTATCACGGAGGCGTTAATGGTCAATCCCTATATAGTCAAGCTGGATAATTTTAAGTTTGAGCGGAGCCTGAGCGGCCTTAAAGTGGATTTTGAGGTAAAAACAATTTATGGCGTGGAGCCTTTTAAGTGGCAGTATGGAGGTGTGGCGGTGTAATGGATTTTGACGCTGTTAGCATTTGCGCACGGATGAGAGCGGACTTGCAGAACCCGGCTAACCGGCTGGAGGGCGGCTTTTGTATGGACAATTTGCAGGCGGTCAGCGAAGAGCTGGCGCGGCTTAACTATATGGAGCTGGTGCCGCTGAAAGCCAAAATTGCCGAAGCCAAGGAGGAGTTAATCACCAGCGGCAATGAGAACCATTATATTTACTGGGCTAAAAAGGTGCCGGGGGTTGGCAACGCCAGAGCGGTGGGCGTGCGGGACGGCAGCGGCGAAGTATTGGTAGCGGTGGTTACGGATAAAGCCGGCGAGCCAGACGCGGAACTGCTGGCTAAAGTGGCGGCCTATATTGAGGAGCAGCGCCCAGTTGGCGCCAGGCCGATTATTGTGGGAGCCGTTGGGGTGCCGGTGAGCGTTCGAGGTAAGGTAGCCTTAAAGCCGGGATATAGCATTGATGAGGTGAGCGCGGCATTCAGGCGGCGGCTGCAGGAGCATTTTTTACAGATTGCTTTCAGCAAGAGCAACCCCAATTTAAGCTATCACCTGGTGGGCAGTATGTTATTTGAGGTGGCCGGGGTGGCGGACGTGCCGGAATATACGCTAAACAGCGGTATGGCCTCGCTGGCCGGCAGCTTTGACCAGTATTTTACACTGGAGGATGTGATATTAAGTGTCTTTGACAGATAATTTTATGCTGCCCAAAAGAGTGCGTGAAATGGCGCAAATGGCGGATTTACTGCAAGCCGAGCAGCTGATGTTAGACAGGCTTTATGCAGTGTTGCAGGAGTTGCTGGCGCAAGGCAGCATAAATAATAATACCACGCTGACAAAGCCGGAGCTGGAGCGGATTTGCACATTGCTTACCGGCTGCCGCTGCCGGGTGGATGAGTTTGCGGACAGGCTTACAATCCATATCTGCGTATATCGCAACAACGGCAGGCCAGTCAGTATACGGGCTCTAATAGACGGTATTAAGGCGCTTATTCCGGCGCACCTCAAATATGATATTGTAATGGAACTTATGGCAAACGTTGACGTTAAGGCTGGCCAGCTAAAGCATAAAATCCGCTATGACTTATGCAATCAACATCTGTGTGGCGAGTTGCCAAACAGGGTTTGGCAAGGCAGACTTAACGATGATGATATTAATATTGAGGCTAAAGCGTTCGGCTGGCTGTTTCAGCCGCCAATACCAAGGGGCAAGGCCGGCGGTATAGAGGATGAGCAAATAGCGGTTTTCGCTCTGCCCTCTGCTTTTAAGTTTCTGCCGGAAAAGGCCAGGGGTACAGGTGGTAGCATTAAAGACAGCGGTTTTGTGCCGGCGGTTAAAACGGAGGCTTATGTGTTTAGCGGCGGCTTTTGCGGCGAGGGATATGCCGGAGAGGAGGATTGATAGAAATGTTGACAAATGCGGCGCTGGAAAGTTATGCCCGGCATACTAAAAGGCGGTTGGCCTATGCCAGATATAAGGCGGCAGGGGTATGGCGCATGGCGGAAATTGACCGCTGCGAGTACCCGGAGGGGGAGCCGGGCAAGCTTAACGTTTGGCTGGTGCTGGAGCCGCCGGTTTCCAACGGTGTGGACGCTGTGAGTATTGAGGGTGTGCAGCTGATAGATACGGCAGGAGCGGTATTTCTGGAAACCGAGGAAGCTATTTTAATGGACGCCCGGCAGGAGGGCGTTTTGTATCGGGTGAGCTTTGAATTTAAGGAGAGCTTGGAAAGCGAGGTGGTATAAATGGGCTATGGCTATGAGCCGGTACACTGGCAAGACCACGTAACGGAGTTTCCGGGCAGGCGTGAGATTGAGCAGATTGGCGAAAATCTGGTACAGGTCAAAAGAGCCGAGGGGCGGACAATCCAGCAGGGAACGCCGCAGCGCGCCAGTTATTTTAACCATATGGAGTTGGGTATTTTAGAGGCGCATTTGCTGGGTCAGCTGCTGGAAAGTCGGACGCTGCAAATGCTGAGGGATATTGAGGCATTGACCGGCGAGGCCGGCGAGGTTATTATAACCAGTACCGGGAAATATCCGTTTAATGAGGGAGTAATTACCGTACCGCTAAAGGTGCAGCGCGCCAATCTGGATTACCGGGTGGAACTGGAGGTAAGCGAGGTTGAGGGCGGTATGGCGGAAACCGTAAGGGCTTATGATAAGCAAAAAAACGGCTTTAAAATAGCCTTTAATGGCAGTGCAAAAAGCGTAAAAATTAAATATTGGGTAACGGGAGGCAAAAGCTAATGGAAATTGCAAATTGGGGGACAGGCAATAAAATCCCCTATGCGGTGCAGGACAGCATTATCTCTTTTAACGGCGGTGAGCTAATGCTGGACTTGGCCAGGTACCAAAGGGATTTTGCGCGGACGCTGGATATATGCCGGGATAAGTTCGGCGGTCTGGTAATGGGGCTAGGCGAAAACTATGCGGCGCAGATAGAAATTCCGGCCAGAGAATATGAGTATGTGGAGGCCGAGGGCGCCGGCGTTCCGGCTCCGGCAGCCGAAAACGAGGAACAGCCAGCGGAGATAGCAATGCGCAAGCAGGCTTTGGCGTTGGATATGAACAGGGTTAAATTGACATTGTGGGATATTTAAGGGAGGGAAAGTCAAATGGTAAATAACAGTAATTTTGACGCCTACAAACTGGCGGTGGAAAGCGCCTGTCCCGGCAATACGGTGCTTCTGGACGATATGGGCAAGCCCTCGGTAATGGTGAGGATACCAAAATTTAATATAAGCGACGTATTGGAGGGCGGCTCCAACAGCCCCCACCCGGCGTTTATCGTAAACGGAGTTGAGGTTGACGAAATTTTAATCTCCAAGTATGCTAATATAGTGGAGGGAGAGCGGGCGTACAGCCAGCCAATGCGCGACCCGGCAGCATATATCACGTTTGACCAAGCCAAGAAATACTGCGAAAACAAAGGCCGAGGCTGGCATATGATGACCAATGCGGAATTTGCGGCGATTGCTTTGTGGTGCCAAAAAAATGGGTTTGTGCCAAGGGGCAATACATCATATGGCAAGAGCCACGAGCAGCCGCAGGAACACGGAACGCCTACATATAAATATGGAGCCAATAATGCAACGATTGGCCGGGTGGCGACCGGGAGCGGGCCGACAAGCTGGCTGCATAATAACAGCCCGTCAGGCATTGACGGTCTGTGCGGCAACGTATGGGAATGGGTAAGCGGCATGCGCGTAATGGACGGTGAAATTCAGGTAATCCCGGATAATAACGCGGCAATGGGGGTTGACGAGAACCGTGAAAGCACGCTTTGGAAAGCGATAATGCCGGACGGGCGGCTGGTAGCTCCGGGAACGGCAGGAACGCTTAAATATGACAGCATAGCGGCAGGTAATGCCAATACAAACCAGGGCAATCTGGGAGCTATGCAGTTAAGTACGGAGGTAATGCATCCACAATATACCGGGGGTAGTACGGAGGAGTATTACGCATACGGCCAGCAAACCTTTGAAAGTTTGGGTGTTAAAAGCGGCCTGGTGGTGCCGGAAATAGCTAAGGTGTTAGGTTTGTATCCGAGCAAGCCGGAGGCAGGCGGCCATCAGGGCGATTATTTTTACTGTCGGAATTATGGAGAGCGATTGCCGGTGCGCGGTGGCGCGTGGTTTGAGTTTGTTGGTTCAGGT